GTAATTTCTAGAATTTCATCTATACGACCATCTAATGTTTCTTTTGTCATTGTCCCTCATTTTATAAATTAACATCTAAACCTGTTGTCACATTACTTTCTATAGGTGGATCAAAAAATTCTGTTGTTTGTGAATACCCAAAATCATCACTCGCTACAACATCATTGGCGCCTGGAGTTACCATTACTCTTGATTTAATTCCTGCTAATGCGGCATCTGTACTTGATTCATTAAGAATCTTCACTACCGGATCATCTTCAAATAACATACAATTTGTTGTAAAATCTGTACTATCTTCTAACGTGATATATTCAGGAACAGCTGGATCATCCTCTGTTGTTCTAAGATGTACTAAAACTTTCTTCGTAACTGATCCAGATTTTACATCAGGATAAATAAAACCCTTTACCATAAAATTTAATGTCCATATAATCTCACGTTTTACAGAACCAGAAAGACTATACTCACCTTCATAAGAGTCTTCTATTGTAACATCCATCAAGATAATAGAAATATCAGGTACAACATTCATAGAAGGAACTAAATTTACACTAACTGCAAATTCGGGAGTAAAGAATGGTACAATTTGTTCAAATATTTGAGCACCATCCTCTGAACTATCTACCATTGCAGATAAAGTAAAATCAAAATTATAAGGTACTGGATTATATTGTTTCATCAATTTAGTAGAACCTAAGGCATTGTTTGCCGCAAAGGTTGTACCTAATGTATTTAATTTTCTAGTTGGATCATAAGTAATGGCGTTTAAATCAAATCCCATTCTCGGTAAACTTGTACCAATACTCTCATCAGCTTTACTACCTCTTCTCACACGTAAGAGCATTTTATCTTTAGACTCATAAGCGATAGGAACCTTAATTCGTTCAACGATTACACCTGAAGAATTTGTTCGTTGAATATTAATATCATTAAAAAGTGTTCCGAATACAGCAACATATTTTCTAATTGTTTGGTGATAATAAGTTGTTCCTAACATTATAAGCTCCCAAACGGATTACCTTCGGTGAAATCTATAATAGAATCCGCCTCTTGTTCTATTGCCGCATTGTCACCGGAAGACGCTGAAGTAGAATCTTGTGGATCAAATGAAGTAATCGTATAACTTGCACCAGAATCATCTCCAACAATATTTTTTGTTCCGGCAAAACTACCAGTCATATTAATAAGATTCAATATCTTAGTTGTAGGACTCCAACTTGCCACCTCACCCTTTACAGTAGCTTCGGCTAAAGAATCACCCTGATATACAGTTTCTTCTACTATATAATTTCCACTTCCAGAATCCATCGTAAAGTCTAAGGAATATGCTTGTAATCGTTCAATTTTATCAATATCATCTATACCAGTATCCAATTTCTGATCGGAATATGTAAACATTTCACATAAGATATCAAAAACTTGTAAACCACCGGTCTGATAAAATATTGATTCATCTTCTACAAACAAAACTTGAAATAGTGCATTTGTCACAGGAAAATATATTAAGTCACCTTCTCTAGGAGAAGTATCTCTACCTTCACCAATTAATCCTAATTCAGACCATCTTCTTCTTGCTACAGTAAACGTAATTTGGTCTTTTATTTGTAGTCCAAACTTTGCGACAAATTCACCCTCTCCCTCAAAACCATCAATAGTTTTAATATACATTTCAATAGTATGGGCACTATTATACTGAGAAAGTGAATCTTCTCCTAATAATACATCTTCGTTGACAAGAGTTCTCGGACAATAATAAACATCAACACCATAAGCCTTAATAGATTCTATCAATAAGTTCTCTGTTAGTCTCTGATCTGCTGTATTTTTTCCGTGATGATTGAAATAAGGATTTGTTGCCATCTAAAGTTATCCTATCAAATGATCTACAGGCAATTCATATCTTAATTGCATTTGTTCTTCTACAGTTTGTATTTCTGTAACTGCATCATCATATAATTGTCTACCATTAAGAGTTAGGCCACCAGGAAGCTGCATACCTTCATATTTAATTAGATTTTGTCCCCATTGCTTTTTTAGCAATAATGTGGCATATTGTTTAAGAAACATATCACCCCAGATATCAGCATATGTGGCGGGATCTAAAATTCTATCACATTCAACCATTACCCAGTCGTCAATCTTTACATCCTCTCCCCATGAAATATCCAGCCATAATTTATCTGCATGTCTATTATATCTAAACATAGGAGAGCCAGTAAACATATCATTGATTAATTGTAAATGCTGTCGTTTTATTTCGTGAGATAACAAATCACCACCTAAATTCCCCACTTCATTTAAAGCCCATTGATATTTAACAGAAAACATAGAAGAATTATCCGTATCATCAGAAAACGGCATTATTCTCCTTACACCAATAATAGCTTCTGCTATGTCGATATATTTGTTATCATAATCTCCAATGACAACCGCAGTAGATGCATGAGTTGTAGCTGTGGCACCAGAATCTTCGCCCGTTAATGTTTCACTTGTTGAAAACGTAGTAGTTGTATTACTATAATACGTATTACCATCTCCACCAGTCTTCACTTCAGGATCTTTAAATCTAAGTGTAGTATTAGCACTATGATATTCATATACCTTAGCTTGTACACCACTTTCGTTCCCGGTGATTGTTTCACCAACCGTAAAGGTTCCAGTAGGCGCTCCGGCTAATGTGACAGTAGATCCTGTAACTTGATGTTTAAGATATATGTTTTCTGTTGCATCGAAATGATATTCTTGAAAAAATTGAAGTGCATCATCTACACAATCCTCTACCTGCTCATCATCTAGATTTAAATCTACAACAGGCCAGCCAAGTTTTCTCTTACAATAATCTTTAAACGTTGTTCTAGTAGTTGGTTGTGCCATTATTTTGTCGCCTCCGGTGAAACTGTTATAATGCCCTCTACTACTCTTTCTATATCACCACCTGATTGTGTATACTCTATATCATACACATAATTTCCGTCTGAGATTGCAGTTGTTTGTGTGGAGGTCAAAGAAATCGTCACATTTGAACCTTCAACTGCTGTAGTGAAAGCATGAACATTATTTGATGAATGGTAGGACTGCCGCATTTTACCTGCAGCTGTTCCGGAAGAAATCGTAACATTTGCACCTGCAGAGTCTTTTGCAGTAATAACTTTTGAAAATGTACACCCTTGATCTAATACTAAATTAAGGGTTTGTTTTTGGAGGGTTAACGCCACTCTTTCTCCTTATATTAAATATTTATAGTTCTATAGTATTTATATGATAAGGAAATTTATAGCTAGTTCAATTTTGAACGTAATTCATCAATTTGAACTTGTTGTTCTTTCAATGCTTCTAGAAGAACGGCTGTTAATTTTGTATATTGAATTCCTCGTGCTTTTCCATCGCTGTCATGAGATACCAAATTAGGGAGAATTTTATCTACATCTTCTGCAATGAGTCCATAATTATTATCGGATCCATACTTAGCATCTTTCCAATCATATTTAACTCCTTGCATCTGTAGAACTGCGGGAAGTATATTTTCTATATTTTCTATATTAGTTTTTGTTTCTCTCATTGAAGTTTCTGTAATGGTTCCAGCAACTTCAAGTTTAGTTGTCGGATTATTTGTTCCTATACCAACATCACCGGCCGCCTCAATTCTCATTCGTTCTGAACCAGCTGTAGTAAAAATTAATTCATCATTATCTGCCCCGGGTGAACTTTCAGCTCTTACATGTGTATCCTCATCAACATCCTCTAATTGTCCCATTTGAGTCCATGTTGATCCAGTATATCCTTCATAGAAGTTATGTTCAGTATTAAATCTTATACCTCCTTGTACACCCGTACCTCTATCAGATGCGGTACCACAAGGAACAACAAGAGCAGTAGTTCCAGCAAAGTGTCCACAAGGTGCATCAGCATCTTGTCTTGCATAAATTGGAATTGCTGCATCTGCATCAGCGTGATCATTAATTACACTAAGTAAATGTCGAGCAGAAGTATCATTAGAATTTGATTCAATATAAAGTGCTGATCCAGTAGTAAGACCGTCACCAGAAATATTAACAACTTTACCTGTAGTCAAAGAATCTAATGCTACGTTTAGACCGGTTCCTGTAATTGTACCGGCACTAACTAAGTCCATAATTGTTCCAGTAGTCACTGCATCAGCTTGAAGTTTAAATGCAGTACCACTTTGTAATCCATCACAAGTAATATCTACTACGTTTGCAGATGCGGTAGAAGCATTTATATCTACAGCTATTTTATCCGTATCATTAGCTTGAACTAATATTGCAGGTGCACCCGAATCTGATTTTTGTGTTGCATGAAGACATCCAGTATATGTATTGGCCCAAAGCATTGAAGTATTACCTAAATCATAAGTAACATTCGCATTTGGAATAATATCAGAATTTATATCAGCTTCAAATACAACTTGATCCGTTGTAGCATCTCCAAATACTAAATTTCCACCTACAGTAGTATCACCTACACAGGTAATATCTCCCCAAACTTTTAAGTCTTCTCCTATTTGTACAGATTTACCTATGCCGATACCACCCTGAGTAATTATAGATCCCGTGGTTGTTGAAGTGGAATTTGCTGTATCTAAGACTTTAATAAAATTATTCATACCACTAGGTTGGGTCATGATAATTAATTCATTATCCTTGACTCTCCATTGGTCGAAAGTATCTGTTAAAGCTACATTTGCTGTCATTATGTTCCTCTATTAGTCTGTTTGGCCTTCACGGGCTTCTGTTGGCGGTTCGGGCCAATTTAAATTTTCTAAATCCGAAAAATCCATATCCCTTAACGCTTGTCTATAAATCACCCATTCATCTTTTTTTGTAGTAGGGTGATCATCTAACATATATTGATCGGATTCAGATAAAAATATATTTCTCTGTTGTTTTACTCCTGTCGGATCATCCCCTGAATAATATCCCGCCATAATACTCCTTTAATATACTAATAATTTGTCAGATGCAAGTGCAACACCAGCTAAAACTGAGGGGTCATCAGCTGTTGTACTCATCGTTCCGGTTTTCGTTATATAATATGCTGATCCTGTCGTCAAACCGGATAAGTTATCATCGTGTACATTACCTTTTAAATTAACTGTAGCATTAGCTCCGTCTGCATATGCACCATCGGAAAATCCAATAAAATTTGCAGCAGTCAAGTTTGTTATGTCCGCTGAAAATTTAAATTCCATCACTATATGTTTGTAACCCAGCCAGGTGCCGATTCCGGAACCGCCAGTATAACTGGAGGTGTCTGGCGCATTTCCAGTGGCTTCAAGACACAATAGGTTCTGTATGCACCAATGAAAATAAGATCCTGTCGAGGGACTGGTTAACCTCCCTCTCCACGTATCTCCCGTATTGTTTGAATCAGTAAATTTTACTCCCCAAGTGTCATCAGTCGTGTTCTTGAAAGAGGCCATCATTGCAGTCGCCAGGTCGGCTGAACTCGCGAAAGGATTGTTGTCCAAGGTTTGTGCATAAGTCCACATTCTGTCGACCATCGAATTCCCGGGAAACGCGTACCCAGAATAGAATTGGCACGCGCTCTGATAGAAAGTCCACCCTGTGAATAGTGATGTTGTGCTTGGACCGAACCATACATCTCCTTGTAATCCATAAACGGTCTTTACTTTTCCTGCAGCAGTTACAATACATCTATCTCCGGCCGCTATTGCTCCATCGGCCACAGCTGTAAAAGTTGCGGCACCTCCTCCTCCACCGCCGGCAGATCCTCTAGAAACCAAAATCCTTTGTTTCAGTGCTCCAGTTTTATTGATTATTCCAGTCATTTAATTTCCTATTATGTGTGATCCTGATCTATATAAGAAACGACAACATCACAGTCTGCGGCTGATGCTGTAGCAATACAGAGTTTATCGGTTCCCGATAAGATCAACCTATCATTATATACAAAAGTTTCATTTGCTCCGATTGCCTGATCTGATAATACTTCTGTGTCTGTTCCTCCGCCGTTATCATCGATATACATGTCAAATGTTTCTGCTGCACCTGCGGTTTCACAGACGCTAACACTCAATATTGTATAAATGTGATTCGCTACGCCAGTTAAAACAACGCTTTCTGCGTTGGTAACTCCGTTAGTTAAAGCTACCTTTAAAACTTCCGTTCCACTTCCGCTAGGTATAGCCATTTTTATTTCTCCTTAATCTATTTTTATTAATGTCAAATATTTATTATAGAAACAATGCTTGATTAGTAGCATTCTTAAAACATGTTTTACCACCCTTAACATAATCTTTAATACGTAATGCTGTTGTTTTTCTATTTGTTCCTGCTGCACCATCATCAACAACGAATAAATCTATATCCTCTAATGCAGCACCTATATCTGTACCACCATCAATGTCTAATCCCGGTAGAGCTACAGCTCCCGAGTTATCCATTAAGTCGCCCACTTCGATATATTTATTACTTGGGGAGGTACTAGGATTCTCAACTATGAGTAAGATATCTGTATTTGCCGCAACGGACAATTT